ATGCCGATCGGAATCGGGAGCGAATGAGCGAAAAGGCGATCCAGCGGAGCAGATCGGAGTGGATGGCGGGGTAGCGATGAGCGGCGGGAAGCAGCAGAAACCCTCGCAGGGCACAGAAGCCCTACGAGGGGAAGAAGCGGGCTGGGTGGCGGTGGAGGCAGAGGTGCGGCCTGAACCCGTGGAGCACGGGACGAAGAGCAAGCGGGGGATCTACTGCGTGGCGTTCGGGGATCCGGCGCGGGAGAGCGCGCTGCGGATGATGACCAGCGCCAAGCGGCACATGCCGGAGATCCCGATCGCGCTGTGTGCAGCGAAGAAGATTGGACCGGAGGACGTGCTGATCGTGGAACCCGACTCGGACATCGGCGGCCGGCGCAACAAGCTGCGGGCGTATGAGCTGGCGCCGGCGGAGTGGCAGACGGTGCTGTATCTGGATGCGGACACCGAGGTGGTCGGGGACATTCGATTCTATTTTGAGCTTATCGAGGACGGTTGGGAGTTCGTAATCTGCAAGGATCCGCATTTGATGGATACGATGCACGCGTTCCAGCGGCGCAACAACTCAGTGGAGCTGCGGGATACGGAGCGGCAGATCTACACGCTGCACACGCTGCAGTACAACGGCGGAGTGTGGGCGTTCACGCGCAGCGGCCGGGTGCAGGCGTTTTTCGCGCGCTGGCTGGCGGAATGGGAGCGCTACGCGGGCAGGGACCAGGGCGCGTTGATCCGGGCGATGTACACGGATCCGCTCAAGGTGTACCTGCTGGGAAATGAGTGGAACACGTTCCCCAAGTACACCAAGGGGATCCAGACGGCGGGCCTGATGCACTATCCGGGGGACGCGCGGCGCTGGGAGGGCATGATCAGCGGGCGGATCGACAGTCCGGCGGCCTGGGAGGCGGTGAAGCGCTTCGAAGGGTCGCGAAAAGGGAGACGACACTGATGGATATTCTGAACCTGGGGGCAGGCTACAAGCCGGTGACGCCGGTTGACGGCGGGATCGTGGTGAACCACGACCTGACGTTGGACCCGGAGCGGCCCTATGTGACGGTGGCGCACGATCTGAACGATCTGCCGTGGCCGTGGGAGGACGCTACGTTCGACATGATCGTGGCCTGCGCGGTGTTTGAGCACCTGCGCAACACGCTGATCGACACGGTGAATGAGTGCTGGCGAATCCTCAGACCCGGGGGCGTGCTGCACATGAAGCTGCCGTATTGGAACAGCGACATGAGTTATCGCGATCCGACGCACTACTGGCGATTCAGCTTGCGGACGTGCGACGTGTTCGACCCGGCGACGAAGTACGGACATGACTACGGTTTCTATCCCACGCAGAAGTGGGAGATCGTGCAGCCGGCGAAGCTGAACAATGCCGGGACCAGCTTCGCGATCAAGATGCGGGTACGCAAATGAAAGCTGCGGGGATCGTACTGATCGGGTGGGACGCCAAGATCGAGGCACGTGCGAAGCGGGAGAAGCTGCCGGTGCTCTGGGATGACTACAGCTCCCCACCCTGGGAGCGGACGCTCTTTGTGCGCGCGGGGACGGCGGTGCCGTGGGATTTGGTGCCCTTCGGGTTCCATTTCATCGAGCGTTGGGACGCGGCGGTGCCGCTGTGGCGCTATGGAGTACTGGCGCAGGACGTCGGGTGCCCGGCGGAGCAGACGCGGACGAAGGCGATTGTGCGCGATCTGCGGGTATTGCTGTACAGCCACGAACTGCTGTTTGTGCGCGACAGCGAGGCGGGACGGGCGCTGATGCGCGCGTTCGTGGAGGAGCTGGGGAGCGGACCCCCTACCCCAACCCTCCCCCCCATCAGAATGGAGGGGAGGGAGCGGCTCGCGTTTCTGCGGGCGATGTACCGCACGAAGCCGCGGCTGTGCGTGTTGCCGCGGAGCTGGCTGGCGGACGTGCTGGAGCGCTCGGAGCAGGACGCGCGGACGAAGGCATCGACACGCCGGGCGGCGCGGACGGGGGTGCCGCTGGTGCGGGTGGAAATTGCGCCGGGACGGTTCGTGCAATGTTACCGGGGGGATGAGGAGAAGGTGAAGGCGGACTTCGCGAAGCGCGAGGCGGGGAGGCGACGGTGAAGGCGGAGGAGCTGGTGACGGTGGCGCTGGGGGATGGCGTGGGGATCCGGATCCGACGATCTGAGGCGGAGCGGCTAGGGTTGCTGCAGGAAGAGAAGAAGAAGGAAGAGAGAATCGGAGAATCGGAAGGAGAGGCAGGGCAGCCGCGGAAGAGGCCGGCGCCGCTTCCTATCAATGATCCAGAGTCGAAGCGACGGCGGAAGGCGGCAGACAAGAGCCGGACGCCGGAGGGAGACAAGGCGGAGGGATAGCGATGGCGGATTTCTGCACGGTAGTCGACATCGAGAACGTGCTGCAGATCGAGATCACGGATCCGGCGCAGCTGGCGAGCGCGGAGATGGCGATCGACCTGGTGACGGAGGCGATCCGCAACCGCACGGGGCAGCAGATCGAGCTGGTGGAGGACGAGGAGATCACACTGGACGTGGCGCCGGGGACGCGGACGCGGGTATTTCTGCCGCAGATCCCGGTGATCGAGGTGAGCGCGGTGGTGGAGGACGGCGTGACGCTCGTAGCGGGCACGGACTATGCGCTGGGCCAGCACGGGATCCTGTACCGGCTGAACGGATACTGGCAGGCAGGGGTGCAGGTCCTGGCGGTGACGTATAGCCACGGATACGCGACGCTGCCGGATGACGTGGTGGGCGTGGCGGCGCGAGCGGCCTCGCGGCTATTCCAGGCGGGACTGAAGGCGGCGGCCTCGGAGGGCGTGCCGGGGATCCAGGCAACGAGCCTGGGGGACTATAGCGTGACGTATCAGCAGGAGGGCGCGGCGGAGGGGCTGCTCGGGGCGAGCGGGGCGCGGGTGCTGCTGATGAGTGAGATGGACATATTGGACAAATACCGGGCATGAGCGATGAGCGCGTTTGAGGGGCTGCTGAACAACACGTTCGAGGTGCTGCGGCGCGATCGGGTCGCCGATGGTGAGGGCGGCTGGTCGATCGTGTATACCATGGTGGGGACGCTGCCCGGGCGGATCCGGCCGGCGACGTCGACGGAGCGGGTGGTGGCGGACAGTGAGGAGCAGCAGATCACGCACGTGCTGTATGTGGTGGCAGGGGCAGACGTTGGCCGCGGGGACATCGTGACCTGCGGGGATCTGCAGGTGGAGGTGTTGGGGGTGCGCGAGCCGAGCCTCGCCGGGCATCATTGGGAGATCGATTGCTTGGAGCGGCAGATCGAGATCAGCGCGGAGGTGGGGTCGTGAGCCGGAGCGGGGTGATAGCGTGGAACGCGCACGTGGTCGTGACGGCGGTGACGGAGGAGTTGGAGCGGCGCATGGAGGAGGCCACGAAGGTGGTCGAGGTAGATGCGCGGCACCGGCTGCTGGCGATCCGCGAGCCGGAGTTCGGGCAGGGCTACCGGCGGGTATTGGCGTTGTTCCGGCTGAAGAGCGTGGTGAAGCGCACGGCGCGTGAGATCGTGGGGACCGTGGGGATCCCGGCAGGGGATAAGGGCGACAGCTACGGGTTCTATATCGAGACGGGATCGCGGACGGCGGGGGCGCATCCTTGGCTCAGGCCGGCGCTGCTGACGAATCTGGCGACGATCAAGAACCTGTTGGGGGCGAAGTAGCCGAATCAGCGAATGAGCGAAAAGGCGAGCAGCGGAGCTGGCCGAAAGGTGTGAATGATCACTGAGGCGCTGTATGAGCGGTTGGCGGGGGATGCGACCTTGGCGGAGTTGCTGGCGGAGTATCGCGGGCAGCCCGCGGTGTTCACGACGGCGACGGCGCCGGGGGACGCGGAGCTACCGTATATCGTGACCTCGGGGAGCGTGGCGGAGGAGCCGTTCGACACGAAGACGAGCCGGGGGCGCGTAATCACGCGGGACATCCGCTGCTATGCCGCGGCCTCGGGGAGCGCCAGGACGGTGCGGCAGATCGCGGAGCGGGTGCGGGCGCTGTTGCACCGGCGGACGCTGGAGATCAGCGGGTTTGCGTGGCTGATGGCGGAGTGCTCGGGGCCGATGGCGGCGGATGAGCAGGACGCTTACGGCAGGATTGTGACGGTGCGGATGACGGTGGAGGAGCTGTAGCGAGAAGGCGAGCAAGCGAGAAGACGAGAAGAGAGAATCGGAGATGGAGAGGAGAGGAGAGAGGACATGGGAATGAATGGGACGGATGTGCTGTTGCTGGTGAACACCGGGACGCCGACGGTTCCGGTGTATGAGGTGGTCGGGTCGCAGCGCGACGTGACGTTCGAGAAGACGACGGAGGAGATCGACGTCAGCTCGAAGGACGCACGCACGACGCGCGTGCTCGCGGGACGGGACAAGCAAACGCTGTCGCTGGAGGCGCTATATGTGCCGGACAACGACGCCTATCTGGCGCTCGAGGCTGCGCGCGAAGACGGCGAGCTGATCCTCGTGGCGAAGCAGATCCAGGGTGTGACGATCGCGACGGCGCAGGCGCTGATCACGTCGCTCTCCGAGCAGTTCCCCGACCAGGCTGAGGCCACGGTCTCGATCGCGATGACGATCGACGGCACCTGGACCGAGGTCGGTAGCTAATGGCCCAGCGCGCACCGCTGCAGAGGGTAGCGCCCGCGGGGGCGCGGGGTGAGGGCGCGATCGTGCTCCCCAGCGGGGACGAGCAGGTGGTGCTGTACACGAACCGTGCGCTGGTAGAGGCAGAGCAGGCCACGGGCAAGAGCATCCTGGCGCTCTCGCGCGAGTTCGAGGGCGGGACGTTCAGCGTGGGCGACATCGCGCAGCTGACGCTGGTGGGGTTGCGCGCCGCCCGGCGCGACGCCCGATCCGGCGGGCCTGCCCCCAACATCCACGACGTGTATGACCTACTGGACCAGGCAGGGTTCACCGAGGTGGCCCGGGTGGTCGTTGGCGCGGTGGCCGACGTGCTGTCCTACTCACCCGACGACGACAGTGACCACGACGCGGACCCAAACGCGTAGGCGAGGAGCCGCAGCCGCTGGACTGGCAGCGGTTCCTCGTAGACGCGGTACGCTGCGGGATCGCGGTGGCGGAGTTCTGGGACCTCACGCCGCGGGAGACGTGGATCACGATCGAGGCGGCCGGGTGGCGCGCGGAGCAGGCGGCGCGGCGGGATGTGGCGCTGGCGTGGCACGTGGCGGCGCTCTCGCGCACCAAGACGCTCCCCAGCCTGAGACAACTGCTGCACCCGCCAAAGGCGCGCAAGCTGGAGGGTGAGGAGCTGGAGCGGCGGCGGGCCGAGCACCGGCGGATGGTGGCCGCACTGGATCCGGCACTGCTGCGGGGGCAGAGATCGAAAAGGCGAATGGGCGAATCAGCGAATAAGCGAGAAGGCGAGCAGGCGAAAAGGAAAACAGAGGCGGTGTGAGAGGGGTAGCTGATGGCACTTGATGCGGTGTTGGGAAAGGCAAGTGTCGCGATCCGGGCGGCGCTGGATGATCTGGACAAGGACCTGGAAGGGGCCCGGTCCAAGGTCGACAGCGCGACGAAGCGGATGGCGTCGGCAGCCGGGGCGAACCTGCAGGCTATCGGCAAGATCGCGATCGGCGGGATCGGCGCGGCAATCGCGACGGTGAGCGGCCTGGGCCTGGCGCTGGGCAAGCTGGCGGTCGACGCAGCGCCCGTCGAGGGAATCCAGCAGGCATTCGACGGGCTGGCGGAAAGCGCCGGGCTGAGCGGGGACGAGATGCTCGCGGGACTGCGCCGCGGCAGTTCGGGAATGATCCCGGCGCGGGATCTGATGCTATCGTTCAACAAGGCCGCGAGCCTGGTGGGCACGGAGTTCGCGACGCAGCTGCCCGACGCCATGCAGTATCTGGGGAAGGTCTCGGCCTCCACGGGCCAGGACATGGGCTTCCTGATGGATTCCCTCGTCACGGGCGTGGGACGATTGAGCCCGATGATCCTGGACAACCTGGGGATTCAGGTGGACCTGGCAGGAGCGACGCAGCGGGCCTCGGAGATGTTCGGCGTCGAGGCGAGCGAGCTGAGCAAGAGCCAGATCCAGGCCGGCATGATGAACGTGGCGCTGGAGAAGCTCGCGGACAACACGGCGGCGATGCCCGACGTGAGCCAGAGCGCCGCGGCGAAGCTGGCCCAGTTCAAGACCACGATTCAGGACACCAAAGACCGCATTGGACTGGCGTTCCTGCCGACGCTGAGCACGCTCATGACGATGTTCGGCGACCTCGCGGAGAAAGTGCTGCCGCCCCTGACCACGTTCCTCGAGAACACGCTGGCGCCGGCGATCGAGGGCGTGGCGAAGTTCCTGAGCAACTTCGTGATCCAGCTGGGGCAGACGGAGAGTGTCTGGGAAGCGCTGACGATGGCATTCGAGGGGACGCCGTTCGAGGACCTGCAGGGGACATTCATCGAGGTCCGGGACGCGATCACGGGATTCATCGACAAGGTGCGCGAGGTGACGGATCCGATCTTCGAGTGGATCAGCAAGAACGTCGAGCTGAAGGACGTGCTGATCGCGCTGGGAGTTGCGATCGCGACGGTTGTATTGCCGGTGCTGTGGGGCGTGATCAGCGCCGTGGCGCCGATCGTGGGCGTGTTTCTCGGGGTGGTGGCGGTGGTGGCACTCTTGCGGACAACCTGGGAGAACGATTTCCTGGGGATCCGTACGGCACTGACGGAGTTCTGGGAGAATACGGCAAAGCCGGTCTTGGGCGCGCTGTGGGAGTGGCTCAAGGTGAAGGTACCCGAGGGCCTCGAGGCGCTGCGCACGTTTTGGGTGGACACAGCCTGGCCGGCGATCCAGGGCGCGATCGAGACGGTCTGGCCGATCATCGAGGGCATCTTCCAATCGATCTCCAGCTTCATCACCGACCAGCTCATTCCGACGATCCAGAATCTGTACACCAAGTGGACCGAGGAGGTGTGGCCGACGATCCAGACGGTGACGGAAAACGTGTGGACCGTGATCTCGGGAATCTTCGAGGAGATCGGGCGCTGGATCAACGACAACATCGTGCCATGGGTGGAACTGCTCAAGACGACTTGGGCGGACACGGCCTGGCCGGCGATCCAGACAGCGCTGGAGACGGCGTGGGGCGTGATCGAGCCGATCTGGCAATCGCTCAAGGAGTGGCTGGCGGACAAATTGCCGCCGGCGCTTGAGGGGCTACGGACCACATTCGAGACGATCATGACCGCGATCCAGACCGCGATCCAGCCCGTGAAGGACATATGGGACGCGTTCTCCACGGCGGTCGAGCGCTTCTGGGGCTGGATCAGCGACAAGACGTTCAACTTCAAGATCAACCTACCCGACCTCCCAGACTGGGCGGTGCCGGGTAGCCCTCTGCCGATCCACACGGCGTGGAAGCAGTTCGCAGAGGACATCAACAGTCTGACGATCCACCCGGCGATCGATCTAGACCAGCAGTATGCCAAACTGCCGGGGGTGAGCCGCGAGGTAAACGTCGCGCCGGGGTCGACGCAGATCATCATCTATGGGCTGACGATCGAGGGGGTGGAGAATCCGGAGGGATTGCTGGCGCAATTGCAGGCGATGGCATAGCGAGCAGATGAATGGGCGAGTGAGCGAATGAGCGAATCCAGATGATCACGGAGATTGTGAGTTACGACGGGCACGCGTTTGAGCCGGACTATGAGGCGGGGTTTGTGACGGCCTCGGAGCCGCGGTTGCCGGGGAGCGCGGTGGCGACGCTCGAGCGGATTGGGGCGTGGCCCGTCATCGTGGCGCTGCAGCGCAAGACCGAGAGCATGGCGCTGTTAATCAGGATTGTGGGCGACGATCGGCATGCGCTGCGCAGCCAGCTGTTCCGCTGGTTCGATCCGGAGGACGAGACGCCGAAGGTGTTGGTGGCGGAGAACCACGACGGCGTGCAGATGTACCGGATGGCGCTCTGCCAGGAGCTGCGGGTGTTCGGCGATCAGCAGCACGACACCGTGTTCGTCGTGACGCTGACGGTGAGCGGGGATGTGCGCTGGCGAAGCGTGACCGCGGCGAGCGAGACGTGGGCCGTGACGGCGACGGCGGACGAGGTGACGCTCGACAACGAGGGCGAGGATGAGGCGTATCCGGTGCTGACGATCAAGCCCACGAGCGCACGGACGGGCGGGTATGCCTACCGGCGTTGGGTGCCGGTGGTGTGGCGCAGCACGAACGCCGGGACCCAGTATCCGCTCCTGGCGACCCTGGCCACGGACGCGATCGTGGCCGCAGGGAAGATGCAGGCCGACGGTGACGACCTGCGGATATTGGTCGACGGCGTGGAAGCCTATCGCTGGCTGAATGCGATGAACACGGCGGCGACGAAGATCTGGTTCTCGTGCGACTTCACGCGGGCACCGGACCTCACGCTCAAGACCGCGATCGCGGACACGGGAGTGCCGGCGTCGATCGAGTTCAACGAAGCCGACGAGGTGCAGTACCTGCCGGAGAGCGGGATCCTGCTGATCGACAGCGAGGCGTTCGTCTACACGGCGCGCAACCTGACCGACGCGAGCGTGACGGGGATCAGCCGTGCGGCGAAGGGGACGGCAGCGGCGGCGCACACGATCGGGGACGACGCGCACTGGATCCAACACGACATCTATGTTGTCTATGGCAACGCGACAGTGGCGGCGCCGTTCACGGCAAACGAAAGCCAGCCGGTATTTGAGCTGGATCTGAGCGACAACGAGACGTGGGTATACGAGGTGTTCGGGCAGTATCAGGCGGCCCGGCCGGGGCAATGGCTGCCCAGCGGTCCGCTGGTGACCACGGGCAATGGCGGCTGCTACACGGCGACCGAGCGAACGATGATCGACGTGTACACAGTGGCCGGGCTGTGGCTGGCGACGCCCCACAATAACGCCTACTCGTGGCAGCTGGTGAACCCCTGCGGGATCGTCAATGCGGCCTGGGCAGACGGCAAAAAGCGCTACACCGGCGACTATATCTTCTGGGTGAACCTCGCGTATTGGCTGCGGGGGAGATCGTGGTGGACGTGGCAGAAGGAGAGGCTCGACACGCCCAGCGCGCCCAACACCTGGGAGGCGTGGAGCGAGCCAGCGGCGGTCTCGGACTGGAGCCCGGCGGACCGGCTGGCGATCATCAGCTATTACAAGCCGCAGGACGTCGAGGTTGGCACCGTAACGGTGAGCCTGAACGCGACCGAGGTGCCGGTCGTGACGGTGAACGCAGAGGACGGCAACTATCAGCTCGCGGCGACGATCACCAACGAGGAGACAGGCGAGGCGCTCGCGGTGGCGATGGTGATGGACCTGGACAGCGAGCTGGAGATCGACACGGATGCGCGCCAGGTGACATACCTGGCGGATGGGTCGGGGCAGTTCCAGGCACTGAGTTTGAGTGCAGCGCGGCGGCACTGGCTGCGGCTGCTGCCGGGGGAGAACGTGCTGCGGTTCGACGATGTGGGGACGGGGGAGGTGACGGTGGAGGTGGCGTGGGAGGCGCGGTGGTACTAGGGCGAGTGAGCGAGTGAGCGAAAAGGCGAGAAGGCGAGACCAGAGAAGCGGAGAGGCGAGATAGATGAGGGTGCTGATTGGGGACCGGTTCGGGCGGATTATCGCGGAGGTGGTGGCGGGGGTCGGCGGCGTGAGCTGGATCCTGAACGGGATCGGCAAGACGACGTTGGCGCTGCCGGCGAGCGACCCGAAGGCGACGGCGACGAACCTGCAGATCGGCAACCGGGTGTACATCGAAATGGATCACGGCCTGCCGGTGTGGGGCGGCGTGATCGATCTACCGCGGGTGTGGAGCGGGGGGACGATCACGGTGACGTGTTATGACATCGCGCACCTGCTCGAGTACCGCTGCACGGGCAAGAACGACGCGTTCTACGAACAGCCGGCGGGCGTGGTGTTCCGGGAGCTCTTGGAGCGCGAGGAGCTGCAGGACCCGCTGGGGATCGTGCCGGGCTCGATCTGGATGGGCGGGCACCCGCACTGGCCACGCTATCACTACAAGAGCCTCTGGTATGTGCTGGACTACAGCCTGCGGCGGATGGAGCGCTGCGACTTCCGGTTCGTGCCGTACCTGGATAACGGCTATATCCGCTTCAGGGCGGACCTATACCAGGTGGCGGGAATGGACCGGAGCGCCGCGGTGGCGCTGATCGAGGGGCGCAACACGGCCGCGGGGCTGCGGATGGAGGAGCAGGGCGGCGTGATCAACCAGCACCACGCGGTGGGCGAGGGCTCGACCTGGGGCCCGGAACGCCTGGTGGTGGCGGCGCGGGATGCAGAGTCGATCGCGACGTATGGCCTTCGGGAAACGGGCAAGGTGTACTCTGGCGTGTCGATGCCGGCGACGCTGGAGATGCACGCGCGGAGCGTGTTGGATACCAACAGCAGCCCGCGGAGGATCTTCAGCTTCGACGTTACCAACGACGTGCCGGGGCGGTTCGCGGACTATGACCTAGGGGATGTGGTGAGCTGCGTGCTGCCCAGTTTCGGGTTCGGCGGATTCGATGGGACGGTGCGGATCCTCGCACGGGAGTACGTACCGGCGACGGGTGTGTGCCGGCTGGTGGTGGAGGAGCCGCACGCGGTGGAGCCGTGGATCTATAGCGAGGATCTGGAAGAGACGGAATGAGCGAATCAGCGAATGAGCGAATGAGCGAAAAGGCGAGAAGGCGAGAAGGCGAGAAGCGGAGAGGCCGGAGGGGATAGGGTGAGCCTGGATAGGACGGCGATTCCGCGGAATGTGCTGGACCGGCTGCTTGAGGTGGAGCGGCGGCTCGATGACCTGGAGGGGTTCGCGGCACTACCGGTGGCGGATCCGGAAGGCGGCGATGGGCACACGACGTATGTGAGCATCGTGCAAGAGGTCGAGATCGGCGAGGGGCCGGGGATCGATGTCACGGGGACGAGCCCGAACCAGACGGTGGGGCTCGGGGGCGATACGATCCTGCTGTATGACAGCGGCGGGTCGCCGGTGGCGGAGTTCGCAGCCACAAGTGCGGGGCTGACTGCGGCGCTAGCTGCTATGGCTGCTGGCGATGTAGTTGAACTTCCTGATATCACGATCACCGGTGGGCCGTGGACGGTAGCATATGGAACGTTACGCGGTCACTCGCGGTTTGGTAGTGTGCTTGACGGCGTGGTCACGGTATCGACGAACTGCCAACTGGAACGCCTGTCCGTTATTATCAGTGGCGACGATGCCGGGGCGTTGTATTGCGTAGAACTCGAAGAGGACGCACGAGTGGAGGGGTGCTTGATTAGCATGACCAACGCGACCGGAGATGCCTATGGCGTATATGCACAGCATGACGGCAACTGCTATGTCAATGACAATATCGTGTTTGCCACAGGCGGCGGCGACGGCTACGCTTACTATGCTGACGGCGCTGAGATATGGGTAAGCGGCGGTTACGTTGAGGCTTCGACAGCCCCAGTGGGGGTGATCTAGTGGCATGGCCGCGTAGGATCTACGTCGCGACGACCACGCTCGGCGTGTACTATACCGAGAACTTCGTCGATCCCAGCACACAACCTATATGGACAGCCGTCAACACAGGCTTGGCGGCGACGGATTGCCGCGAGTTTCACCTGGACCCGTTCGATCAAGCAAATCGCCAGTATGTGATGATTAACACCGGACAGAAGATCTACCGCCGCGAGAACGGCGGCAGCTGGACGGAAATCCTGAACCCCACTATTGCAGGCACAGTTTTTGGAAGATTGCCCTCTGGAGGATATAGCAGCCACGATCTCTACAGTTTTTACGCAGACCACAATGTGCCGGGAAGATTGTGGGCACTGTATCGCAACTGTGATGAGTCGGGCTGGGATAATGCTGTCATCGCTATGCGGTCGGATGATTATGGCGCCTCATGGAGTGCGCATAGATGCGGCGGCGCTATAGCTGTCTATGGTTGTTACCAGATACGGTCGCACGGTGATAACGTTTATGTGACCGGATCATGGGCTGCGGGAGCAATGTTCAAAGTTGCCTATAGCACAAACTGCGGAGCAACCTTTAGCGAATATACAGGCTGGCTGTCAAATTATAATCCATGCATTTTGAATCCGTTGCTACCTGATAGGATCTACTCGACAAGTGATCCGCAAGGGAATACTGACCTATTCCGCCTCACAAATGCCGGCGTTGCCACAGATCCTTTGCAAGACGGTCTTGGGCCTGGCAGAGCAGACACGATGTGGTTTAGTCCTACAAACGCCAATCACCAACGAGTCATTCGTAACAACGCAATCTACGTCACCACTGACGAATGGGCCAACGTCAACTCGCCAAGCGCAATCTCACCAGCACCGTATTCGTTTGCGGCATGGGCTGGTGCTGACACTGATCAGATATTGGTGGGTATCACGCATGACAGTTCTCCACCTTCGAGTCAGCCGCATGTAATCGGCGCTCTGTATGGAGAAGACGACACTACAGCGGTCGGTATCGGTGGCGCAAACGCCGCGACATCCCCGTACACAGATAGCATACCGTTCACGTGTGGTGGATTAGCTATTAACGGTATTGCCGCTGTAGATGCCGTAGGCATTGTACACACCTATAGCGTAGCCATGCCTGGCTATGTTGGTGATGAACGTGGCGAACCGATGCCTGGCGATCGCGCTAGCTGGGAGACCGGCGACACGCACTCCGACGACTGGGATACAGGTGACAGCCATCACGCAGCAACCACGATTGGCACCGATGCTGCCGAACTTCTCGAACTAAGTGGGCAGGAGATTCAGTTCGTTGCGCAAGCTGCCAACACGTTTCTTGCCGGTCCTGTCAGCGGCGCGGACGCAGACCCTACATTCCGTGCGGTAGTCACCGACGATTTGCCTGCCCACACGCATATCGAGAGCGACATTACCGACCTCGATCACACGGACGCGAGCGCAATCCACGACGACGTGGCTGGGGAGATCCACGCAATCGACGCCAAGGCCACGCCAGTTGATGCAGACGAACTGGTGATCGAGGACAGCGAGGCGCTGTGGGTGAAGAAGCGCGTCGCCTTGAGTGACCTACCAACAGGAGCATCGGCTCTCGACGATCTGAGCGACGTTGATGCAGCAGCGCCGAACGATGGCGACGTGCTGACATACGATGATGGCTCTGGCGAATGGGTTGCCGCAGCGCCGACAGGCGGCAGCGGCAGCGGGTCCGCAGCGAGCGATCCGGTGTTCCACGTTGCAGGCGCGCTATCAGTCGCCACGGATCAGAACGGCGTCTGGATCGCGCCACGCGGTGCAACGATCCAGTATGTGTACATCTATTGCCGCGATCCTGGGTCTGCGGGAAGCACAATCGTCGATGTCAACCTGAACGGCACGTCGATCTTTGCCGCGACTCAGGCGAACAGACCAACGTTAGCGTATGACGACGCGGATCAAGTAGCCAAGAGCGGTGCTCCTGACACAACGGCACTTGTCGAGAACGATGTGCTCAGTATCGACATCGACCAGGTGGGTACCGACGCCGAGGATCTGACGGTTATAGTGGCGCTGGAGGTGACGCCGACCGATGCAGCAGACATCACGTATACACCAGCGGTCGCTGCGGACTGGGACTCGGACGTTGATCCTGGCGATGTGGACGATGCGCTGGATCAGCTGGCAGAGCGGGTTGACGACCTGGAAGCGGCGGGCGGCGGCGGCGACAGCACGTACACCGCAGCCTATGCTAGCAGACCGGCAGCATCGAATGCCGGGGATCTATTCCTACCATCTGACGGGTTTGTCCTTGAGCGCGACACTGGCACTGCGTGGGTACCTTGGGGGCCGATATTTCCAATGGTGCCACCTGTGCTTGGAGATTTCACCTGGGTCAATCAGGGCACGGCAACTGCGGATGATACCTATGGGGGAATCCATCTACTGGCCCCGGCTGTCAGCGGCGACCAATTACGCTCATTGGTAAAAAGCGCTCCGGCAACGCCATATTCAATCGTGGCGTGTTTTATTCCGTTGGTTTTCAACGTTAACTACAACCATGTTGGAATACTGTGGAGACAATCAAGCGACGGAAAACTAATTGTAGTATCATTTGCGCAAGATGGAGGTATCTCAATAAACAAGTTCAGTAGCAGTACATTGTGGAACTCGTCATACTTGAATCAGACACGCCCTTCACTGACTCCGGTATGGATGAAACTTGAAGATAACGGAACAAATAGAGTGGTATCACTATCTCCAGACGGAAAGCATTGGATATCAGTACATTCCGTCAGCCGAACAGATTTCTTAACTGCGGACCAGGTTGGATTTTACGCAGACTCCAACCACGGTACCTATCCGTGCTCAATATTGTTGCTGTCTTGGAAAGAATCGTAACTGCTAACTTGTATAAAATGCAACAGAGTAGAACGGCAGTTGAGGCGGCGGCACAAGACCTACTGAAGGCTTGTGAGCTTGGCGACGCATTCGGCTGCGACGGTCCAGAATTGTTGAGACGGGCCGCGGCCTTGCTTGCGCGGGGAGCGCCTAAACTCGCATTCGCCCTGCAGTGCAAGGCCGAGGTCGAGCAAGCGGCCATTGCCATAGCCAGGGGAAGTATGCGATGAGGATGGTATGCTGTGCCATTTGCGGGCGCGAGGTACCGCGGCACCTCGCGCGGCTAGGACACTGGATGCACGGAACAGAGATAAACAGTCCAGCTTATTTGTGGCACGATATAGGAAATGTGTGGGTCTGTAATCAATGCTCCAGTCATCATGCGGATGACTGGAAACGGGTTGCCTAAACTTGCAGGAGATACCAGATGGCGTTGATCAATGCTGACTTCGAAGGTAGGTGGACCCGGAAGACGCACACGGGGCAGGAGTTCGGGGAGATCTTCGTGCCGGAGGGGTGGATGGCGTTCTGGCGTGAGGGCGGCAGCGTGCCGCACGATCCGGGCAACACCAATGGCTATGGCCGGCCGGAGATGCATGTGATCAATCGCGAGGCGCCATTCCTGGATCCGCCACGCATTCACACCGGCAACCGCGCGGTGAAGCTGTTCACGTTCTACCGGATCCACGACGCGGGGATCTACCAGCGCGTGACGACGGTGGCGGTGGACGGCGTGGCACGCGCGATCGCGGCGGGAATGCGGCTGCGCTTTGGCGCATGGGCGCATGCCTGGACGAGCACGCAGGATGATCCGCGGGTGAGCGAGCACGAGGGCGACGCGGCGGAGCAGGCGACGTTCCGTGTGGGGATCGATCCGGGCGGCGGGACGGACCCCTGGGCGGAGAGCGTGATCTGGGGCCCAGCGGCGAGCCTGTACGACGTGTACGGGCAGATCCCGGCGGTGGAGGCGGTGGCGGAGGGCGGCGCCGTGACGGTGTTCGTGCGCAGCACGATGCGCTATCCGTTCAAGCACTGCGATGCGTATCTCGATGATACCGAGTTCCTGGTGGTGGCGCCTGCGGATCCGAATCCGGCGGAGCCGGAGCCACCGGAGCCCGATCCGGGCGTGGACTATGTGGTGACGGCGCACCTGCTGCCGCAGGATACGACGCACGCGGAGCTGACGCACGTGCTGGACGTGACGTATCCCGACCGGCGCACAGTGGTCTATAGCGCGAACGACGCGGCGCGGCTCGTGGCGCCCGGGCTCGCGGGAAGCGCGGTGCACGTGTGGGACAAGGCGCGTTGGAAGCAGGGCGACATCGTGGCGTACCTGCTCGAGCGCGGCGTGAGAATCGTGCGCGAGGAGCAGTTCCCGGACGCGCCGGAACTGCCGGACGTGCCCCCAGGCGGCGCCGAGGCGCAGTATCCGGACCCGGGGCCATGCCTGATCGGCCTGCACAGCCAGCGGCCGAAGAGCGGATGGCTCGACTACTACAGACAGACGCGCGCGAGCGTGTTCAAGAGCCTGGAGCTCGGGATGTGCGTGGAGGCCAAGGCCGCGAGCCCGCTGACGCTCGTAGTCTACCGGCACCACGTCGATAACGATGGCTCCTGGGTGCACCGGCCCGACCTGAAGATCGCGGCGCGGGAGTTCCTTGACCTGTATGCCGCGGACTTCGCGTTGGCGGCCGGCAAGATGGGAATCACGGTGGCCAAGCTCCTGGAGAGCGTGGACGTGATCGAGAGCATTAACGAGGTGATCGGGACATTTGACGAAGAGCTCGAGCCCGCGGTGGAGTTTGACTGCTACTTCGGCGAGGCGGTCCGGGAGCGCTTCGGGTTCCTAATCAACGCGGCATTCCTCACGATCGCGGTGGGGAACCCGCACGAGACCGAGGTGATCAAGCTGCTGCCGGCGGCGAAGGAGGCGGCGGACCACGGGCACTATCTGGCGCCGCACCTCTATTATGGTGCAAACCGCGAGACGAGCTACCTCGTCGGCCACTGGAGGCACCATTCGGGGAGATGGGCGGAGTGGGATGCGGTATTCAGGGCGCACAATGTGTTCCCGCGCTATTACGCAGGCGAGGCGGGGGCATGCTTCTCGCCTGATGGATGGTCGCTTAACCCGAACCTGGGGTGGAAGGGCTGCGGGCCGTTCTCAAGGTACATCGGCGAGCTCGTGACGTTCCAGCAGCTGGCGAAAGAGTGGAACGCGGCGCACGGGAATAGATTCCGCGGCGCGGCGATCTTCTGCTATGGCGGGTATGGATGGGAGGGCTTCGATTGGGAGCCGGGGGATCTGGTGGAGCTGGGAAAGCGAATGAGCGAGTAAGCGAATGAGCGAGAATCCAGAAGAGAGCGGAGCGGTGGCGGTGGTATGGGATGGGCAGGCATATGCGTGCCGGCAGGTAGCAGAGGGAGAGGCGGAGATCCCGGCGGTGCCGGGGGGCCCCGGGATCCCGATGGTGACGACGGTGCGGATGCCGCTGGAGGCCCTGGAGAAAGCGTGGTACGAGGCGACGCGTGTGTATGGGCCGTACAATTACCACCCTGAACGCTGTGAGGACTGGAACCTCGAGACTGGGGGCAACACGGACCTCGGCGAGCCGCTGGTGGCGCCGTTCGCGGGGCTGGTGCTGGCGGCCGCCAACTACGGCGGCGGGGTCGGCAGGGTGGTGCAGCTCCTGGGGCGGCTAACGGAGGGGGAGATGGTGGTCTGGGCGGGATGGCATCTCCAGCGGATCGCGGTGCAGACCGGGCAGGTAGTGGCGCTGGGGGATCCGATCGGGACGATCGGCAACGCGGACGGCCGGTACGCCGGCGCGCACCTCCACGAGCAGATCTGCGTGGTCAACGCGGCGGGGATCCCCCACCCCACGACGTTCGCGTCGGATGCGCGCTACGACTGGCGGCAGCCGAGCGTCTGGTACGCGCAACACGGCGTCGACGCGGCGCTGATCCGACGGCTGACGGCGCATGACGGGGCATAGGTGACGCGCACGATCCTGGCCCTGCAGTCGGACAAGCACGCCGGCCACCGGCTGGGCTTGTGCAACCCGGAGGCGGTGCTGCCGGCTGACGACGAGGTCGGGCGCCCGGTGGACGTGCCGGTGGCGATCACGCCGTTCCAGCGCGCGCTATGGGATATGTACACCGAAGATGTCGCCGGTGTGCTCGAGTTTGCCGGCGGAGATCCCGTGATCGTGTTCGACATGGGCGATCAGACCAACGGCACGCGTTATCCCGACAACCTCATGAGCACGCGCATGCTCGACCAGTTCGTGATCGCGCGCGCCAACTGGGCGCCGTGGATGCTCAAGCCCAACGTGCGGCGGTTCAGGTTCAGCAAGGGCACTGGCGTGCACGTGTTTGGCGAGGGCTCGAGCGAGACAATCCTGGCCCAGGAGCTGGCGTACTTCGCGGCGGCGACGGCGGCCTATGACCAGGCCACCGACGAGACGCGCGTCGCGACCCAGCTGCGAGAGCTTGACCCGGGCGTCGACGTGCGTGCGGTCTATCACGGCGTGGCGGAGGTCGACGGCGTGCGGCTGGACTATGCCCACCACGGGCCCGGGCCGGGGATGCGCGATTGGACACAAGGCAACCAGGTGCGCTACTACCTGCGCAGCCTGATCCTCGAGCAACGGCGACTGGGGGCGGTGCCGGCGGACGTGTACGTGCGGGGCCACCGGCACGCGTTCATCCACGAGGCATTGCTCAGCGAGATGTGGGACGGCGACCTGTACGACTATCACATGGTGACGCTGCCCAGCTATTGCGGGATGGGCGCGTATGCGCTGCAGGCGACGTTCAGCGCGCCGTATCAGTGGTTTGGGACGGTGGCAGTGGAGGTGCTCGACGGCGCGGTCGGGCGCATCCAGCCGTTCGTGCACTGTGTGGACATCAGGACCTGGGAGGTGATCTGTGGTTGAATGGTCGGGGCCGGAACGCGAGGCGATCGTGGCGGCGATGGTGAGCGAGGCGATGCCTCCGCTACGCCAGCCCGAGGATTTCACCTTGAACGAATACATCGACGCACTGCGGGCGCAGGGGTACGAGGTGCGGTCCAAGGAGCCGGTGCGGAATCAGATGGACCGGCTCGTCGAGAACGGTGAGCTGGTGAAGCTCACCGTGTGGGACAACGAGGGTGGCGTGATGCGGATGGTGTACCGGAAGGCGGCGCCGCCGGGGTGAGAGAGGGACGGAGAACACAGAGGACCCGCTGGGAAGCGGGTCCTCTTGCTTTCTGCACGTCGTACTTTACAATAGAAACCTGTCGGGGCGGACGGATTTGAACCGTCGTCCTCTACAACCCCAGAAAGATTCTTGGTCTGAAACCGTACAGTTTCCGACGCGGCTATTTGGAAGTGACTGGGGCGTCTTAACATTCGCTATTCGGCGGCCTGGCGCTCGATCTGGAGACGACTGACGAGGCGCCGGCCTTGCCGTGATCCGGCATTCGGATCGTGATAGCCGGTGATCCGCCCGGCGTCGATGGCCTGGCTGATGGCCTGCACGGATACTCCGCGGATCCGCGCAGCCTCGGCTATGGTGATGAGCTCATCGCCTCTGAGCCAGAGCTGGGCGCGCGCCATCATCTGCCCGAGGTCAGACTCCCAGAACGCGGATGGGATATCGTAGGCGCCTCCCAGAGGGCTGGCGAAGATCATCTCGGCAACCGATTGCAGTGACTCCTGTACCACGGCATCGTCGTCGTGTTGCATCTCACCAGCGGCGGCTCGGGCAATGGCGGCGAGGGACTCGGCGACAGGGCAGCGGAATAGATCCTCGTTCGTATAGAGCGGGAGATCGGTGACGCCGAAATCTTCCCGGGCGCGCCACGCGATGGCGTTGTAACACGCACGCAGGGCATAGAGAACCGTAGCATGATATTGATCAGGAATCGCCGGTGGGGTTGTCAAGCGGAGCATCGTCGCCTCCATGATGGTTCGGGGCGGGCATCACCGACGCCCGCCCCCATATGCTAGATCCAGCGGACCAGGTCGTACTTGCCCAGATATCCGCAGATCACGAGTCCCTCGCGGGGCTCGAACTCTTCCCCAAGCTCCTCGCCAAACTCCTCGCCGGGGTCGGCGCGGGGAGGAGCGGTGATCCAGACCACACGCACAGGCGTGGTATCGATCGTCTCGTCACGCGCTTGGATGAGAGCCTCCAGGCTCGGATTGGTGCGCTCCTTCCACCCGGCCCGGTCGTAGAAGTCGACGATCCAGCCAGGACGCTCGACGGCCGCCCTCTCAAGAACGTAGATCCGGTCGCAACGATAGCCGCCCTCGAGGCAGAGCTTGAGGTGGTCGCTCCCTTGCTCCGCGGCCCAGCGGCGCATCTCTGCATCCCATGCCGCCTGCGCGGCCGCTTTCTGTTCCTCACGCTCCCGGGCGCGTTGGTTCTCAATCTCCTGCAGCGCAGCACGCTCACGGGCCTCCGCCTCCAGACGTTCGCGGTTCTTACGATCGCGTATGGCGCAATGCTCGACGATAGCCTTGTGGGCAATCATATCGGCGCTGGCCGTAGCGATGATCTCCTCGAGCGTCGGGACATGATCCCAATAGAGGCGCACGTATCCAGACCCATTGTGCTCCTGAGGGTCAAATATCACAGGATGACTCATATCGAGGTCCATGTGACTGAGCAAATGATCGACCAGCGGCTGGCGCTGGTCGGGGGTGAGGTCAGCCAGCGACAGGGTAAGCACACGCCGCCGCGGGGGCCTCTTGCCGGTCGCGATCATCTCCTCGCGGAGAACCTTCTCGGATACCTCGTAATACACCACGATCGTCTCGGCGTCCATCTGTGTATCTCCTCTGGGCCACCTGGCCCGTTGTGATCTCGGTCGCCTGCGCCGACCCCGGCGCTTATCCCACGCCACCAGCGATCCGAGGATGTGGGATTGCCGGGATTGACGGCTCCCGGCGGGCCGATGCTACTCTAGTTCCAGCCCTGCCACTGTACGGCTTTGACTCGAGTGTGCTGGCGAGTACGGCGGATCCAGGTATTGCCCTCGAGCACAAAGTAGTAAGCGCCGCCTTCCGGGCTCACCGAGTGCTTGTGCCATCCGGTGACCACAACCCGGATCACATCGTCGGCGAGCTGGCTAACCTTGCTGGTGCAGGAGGGGCTCCCCCAGCTGCGGTGCTGACCCCTGAAATTGTAGACATAGAGAGCGCCATCCTTGACATAAGGCCGGACATCGCGGGTGCGGAAGTAGGTCACGCCGTGGAACTCATTGCCGCCATCTGCCGGGACTGCCTGTGCTACGGGGATCGAAACGGTCTGCTCGGTCATCTCTGCTCTCCTTGCCCCACCCGGGGCTCTGGTTTTTGAGTCCACCACCCGGTGTCCTCAACTGTCTATACTATAGCACAGTTCAATTGAATTGTCAATAGATTCGGGGGACCACTTTCCGGATTTGGGGGAATCTGGCGGCGTCGTTGCCCTAATGTCACGTCACTGACGTGACATTGGTCAGGACGTGACGTTGGTATGCGTCTTGCGTGATGGTGCGCTATAGCACGCGCAGAGGGGTAGAATCGCGCAACGGCACGTGCTATCATAGTCCACGATGGTCCAAAACCGCACACTCCAGGGGGACACAATGGTTCCTGAGGTTACACGCCGGCCCAGGATGAGCGCGCAGCAGATCGCGCACTTGCGGGGGCTGTTGCCGATGGAGTACAAGGCCACCGAGCTGGCGCGCGCGATCGGGTGCCACCGCTCGACGATCTATGAGTCTTATATACCCAACGGGTGCCCGCATCGCCGTGACAAGCAGGGGCATCTGTGGATTGAGGGGTTGGCATTCGTGGCGTGGGCCCGGGCGCTGATCGTGCGCAGCAAGTACAAGCTCGAGGCTGGCCAGGCGTTTTGTCTGCACTGTCAGAAGCCGGTGGCCATCCAGGAGCCGCAACGGTCGCCATCGAAATCGGCGGTGCTGGTGCGGGGACGGTGCCCCAACTGCTATCGCGAGGTGGCGCGGTTCGAGAGCCCCGACGGGAGGGTGGGATGATCCTGCGGCAGAACTGGCTCGACACGGAAGAGCATCAGGAGTATCGTCGGTCCGTGCATCAGGACTCGTGGCGGACGCAGCAGACGCGCGCGTCGCAGCTGAAGCAGTTGCTGATGTGGGCAGATGCCAAGCCGCTGACGCGGGCTCCCGAGATCCGCCCGACGTTCCCGGAGTGGCTGGCGGTACAGGTGCACGACGGTCAGCGCGCGGCGTATGCCGGGCAGGAGGCGGCGGTGAGCGCGGCGAAGACATTCTTCGACTGGGCAGTGGCGGCCTATCCGCGGCGCTATCGCGCGGTGACGCGGCTGTGGCTGGACAGCCTGCGCCCGATCAAGCCAAAGACGGGGGTGAAGCTGCGCAAGGCGTACACGCTGGAGAACGTGCGGGCGCTGATGCGCGTGGCGCAGGACGGGCTGATGGTGGAGCGGGCGAAGGCGGCGGTGGCGTTCCTGTTCCTCTCGGGGGCCAGAATCGGGGCGTTCGTGACGCTGCCGATCAAGGCGATCGATCTCGACAAGCGCCGGGTGCAGCAGTGGACGGAGCTGGAGGTGCGCACGAAGTTCGGGAAATCCGCAACCACGTTCCTGCTGGACATCCCGGATCTGCTGGACGTGGTCAAGGCGTGGGACGGCGTGGTGCGGCCGGCACTGGGGCCCGACGATTGCTGGTATGCCAACATCGAGGGGGCATACCAGAAGGCGGTGGTGTCGACGCGGCGGGATACGGGCGAGGTGACGTCGCTGTATGAGGGGCTGCGGTTCCTCTGCGATGCGGCGGGCGTGCCCTATATGAGCCCGCACAAGCTGCGGCACGGGCATGTGATGCACGCGCTGTCGCACTCGAAGACGCCCGCGGACTGGAAGGCGATCTCGCAGAACGTGATGCACTCGAATCTTTCCACGACGGACGGCATCTACGGAATCTTGAAAGACGATGAGATCGCGGACCGGATCGGGCGCCTGGGCGGGTCCGAGCCGGCGGGCGACCTTTCACAGGCGGAGATTCTGCGGCAGATCCAGGCGCTGATGGCGAAGCTAAAGGAGTGACGATGGCGAAAAACGGCGGCAGGATCACGGTTTCTGAGCTGAGCGAGCAGGCGCAGGCGGCGTTGAAGCTGCTGGATCAGGAGACGGCGGACCGGATCATCGGGGAGCGGTCGCCAGAGTATGACACGCTGATCCAGGGCGTGAACGCGGTGATAGCGATGGCCTGGGCGGTGAACAAGACGCACGGGCTGCGCACGACGCCGGGGAGTCTGAAGGCCGGCGCGCAGACGCTCTCGATGGTGCTGACGCTGGTGCACTATGCGTATGCGTTGGGGGTACGGAGAGGGCGCGATGCCAATGCAGCGGGATCTGTATCCGGCTGACTGGGAGAGGATCTCGCAGCGGATCCGGTTTGAGCGGGCCGGGGGCGTGTGTGAGTGGTGTGGTGCGGTGCATGGCGCGATCCACCCTGAGACGGGCTCGCGCGTGATTCTGACTGTGGCGCATCTGGACCATAATCCGGCGAACTGCGACGATGACAACCTGGTGGCGTTGTGCCAGCGGTGCCATCTGAAGTATGATGCGGAGGAGCACGCGCTCCACGCGGCGGAGACGCGGCGTCGGAAGCTGATAGAGGCGGGGCAGATGGTGATGACGTTGGACTAGAGCAGGGCAACAATCGCCACGACGATCGCGGCGATCAGGACGGTGAGTAGCAGAAGAGCCGGCAGCACGCACCCAGCGGCGCCGGCTTTTCTCGTGCCTCGCGAGCCCCCCACCTTCCTGGTGCTGATCGTTCCAACGGGAGTGCGCACGCTGGCACTGACACCTCGCTTGCTGATGTTGAGGCCGGCCTTGCCACCAATGCGGGCGCTGGGTCGGGTGACGCGGACGCCAGTGGGGCCGATTCTGAGACGCGGCTTACGGACGGAGATGAGCTTCGACATGGGCGCTCCTATCAGTACAAATCACGCAGATAGGTAATTGGTAGGATAGAATTGTTGCAAACGTATAACAACGCGGCTATAATGGTAGGTAGAACGAGCGTTCTACCTAGGACTATGACATCGCTCTACAGAAAACTCCACGCTGTGGTTGTCGCGAGCCTCCTCTGGATCGAACGTCCGCTCTGGCCGGAAGAGTTCACTGACTGGTTGCGGGATCGTGCGCCAAGCGCCGGGCACCGCGGTAATGGGCACGCGCCTCAGCGAGTATGGCGCGTTGTTCTTCAACCGGAAGGTCACTCAAGATTGCGTATAACTCTCGGAGGGTGAGCTCCTCGGTGTTCGTGGTCTCGCTCATGAGGCCGGCCTGCACGAATACCACGATCTCGGGCAATCCCAGGGCCCGGGCAAGATCCCGACAGAAGTCATCTTTGAAGCCTCGCTGCTCGGTGAGGATCATCGACAGCCGGCCCGAGGATATCCCCATCCTCCGAGCCAGTTCGTTCTGCGACCAGCCTCGCCGTTCTCTCTGCTCCGTCACCCACTCGCTAAACCGCATAATAACCACTTTACTTTAGAAAGCGCTCTCATTGGTGAGCATGTGACATGTAACGCGAAAATAGGTGACATTCCTCACTCGCTCTCATTTGTGAGCACTTGTAACATGCTCTCAGAAGTGAGCGGTAGGGAGGGACACAATGACAGACACACAGACACGGATGAGACTGGCGGCGACCACGACCACGATCCGCATCCGGCTCGAGAATGCGGACGTGGCACGGTTGCGGGAGATCGCGACGGCGGAGCGGCGGGATCCCCGAGACCAGGCGGCGCTGATTCTGGAGCGGGCGTTGCGGGCGTGGGGAGAGAGCGAGCGAGAAGGCGCGTAGGCGAAAAGGAGGCCGGGATGATCGAGGATCTCGAGAAGCGATTGCTGGATGCGGCAGCGCAGGTGTCTGGCGAGAATCCGCCGGACCTGATGCCGCTGCTGACGGAACTGCTCTATCAGATGCTGCTGTTCCTGAAAATGCAGCAACGGCAGATCGACGCCCTGCAGGCGGAGATACGGTGCAATGCGGAGCTGCTGAAGGGCCGGGGCGAGACGGTGCCGGTGGACGTGATCGACCGGGATAACCTGGATTTCATCGCGAAGTGGCGGCGATGAACAGGGCAATCAATCAGGCCGCCGGATTACGGTAAGCCATGAACGATCCGCTGAAGGCGAACTTGGTGATCTCGGGCGTGATGGGGGCGATCGTGGCGGGGATCGCGGCGCTGTTGGGCAGCGAGATCTGGTGGCTCTTCGGGGTGGTCTTTGCGGTGCTGGAGTTCGTGGCGATCGCGGTGGTGCAGATAGGAGGCGAGGCATGAGCGAGGACTTGCTGACGGTCGTGCTGGTGGGTGTGCTGATCCTGGTGGTGTGGTGGCGCGCGCGGCCCGAGGATCGCGTGTGGCGGGATCTGTAGGGGGTGCGCGATGCCGGAGTGGATCAATCAGAGAGTGGCGACGCGGCTGGTGAACGACCTTGGGTATGGGGTGCGGCGGGTCGATGGGGTGCTGGTGCTGGAGCCGCAACAGGGCGTGGGGCCGGCGTATGTGCAGAGCGCGGAGATGCCGGGCTGGTGGCAGTTCCTGTATCCCGTGGCGGTGGGTGTCTGTTAAGGTGCTCACTCTCACAGTAGCACAGTTCGGCAAGATAGGGGGTTTTTCGATGGGCGATTCTATGGCGTTGGCGATGGTGCTGATCTGTTTCGTGGTGGCGCTGCTGAACGTGGCGGCGCACTGGTTCCCCTGGCGGGTGATGCCGGGGGCGGCGGATGAGAGAGGCCGGCTGCGGCGGATGCTGGCATATGGATATGGCGTGCTGACGATCCTAGCGGGGATAGTCGGCTGGGCGTTGGCGTGCGTCCTGGCAGGGCGCTTGATGGTCTCGCCATGGGAGGCGGTGGGGGTATTGGCGTTGGTCGTGCTGGCGGCCGGGGCGGGAACCGCGGCTGCGTACGCGATCGACGCGATGGCGGAAGCGCGCGCTCTCGCGGCGGACATCGCCGAGTATGAAGCGCGCATCCCGGAGATGTAGGCGTGGGACGGCCCAACAAGGCAGCAGCCATAGAGTTGGAGCGGTTGGAGCGGGCCGCGGGGATGTTGGCGACGGCGCAGGAGGCTGCGGGTATTGTGGCGATCAGGTTCAGGCAGATCCTGCGCCGGGCGCCGGCGCTGGGCGAGCTGGTGACGGCGGGGCAGCGACAGCTGACGGGGATCGCGGATGCACTGGATGAGGCGCACGCGCTGTTGGGTGAGGTGCTCGAGGTGAAGGCAGGGGAACGGCATGACCAGCATTTCGGGGAGGACTCGTGACGTACCACCGGGCGGGCTCGCTCCTTGAGGAATGGCTAGAGGCGGAGCGGCTGGCGCGTCAGCATACGGCCGGGGATGCGGCCAGGGCATGTGGGCTCTCTCCGCATGCGTTTGCACGGCGGGGATCGTGCGCAAGCACACCTCGTTCAGCGACGCGGCGTGCATTGGCCGGATATCTGCGCACGACGCCGGAGATGGTGGCGGTATTAGCGAGGGTGCCGGCAGAGCATGGGGTGAAGACGTTTCGCAGCGACCCCCGTACGCGCGGCAAACGCTCGCTCCTGGGCCAGCGACTACGTGCAGAGATGTTGCGTCGTGGCCAGACGATGGCCGAGGTGGCGACAGAGATGGGGGTCTCACTGTATTCCCTGCGCTACTCGGTCAGTTTCGGGGCGCGCAAGCCGTTCCGGGGCACTCTGTCAAAAGTCGCGCGCTATCTGGGAATAGATGCAGCGACGGTTGCGGCGTGGCATGCGCTGCCGGCGGAGGACCTGCTGCCGGTGAAGACGTGGGTCGGCTGGAAGCTACATCCGACGGTGAGGCCGCAGACGGAGAGCGGGGCGAACGCGACATGCGAGCGGTGTGTGTTCTACGCGGGGTGTCGTGCGGACGTGATGCGCGGAGATTTCGCGTGGTGTGAGGAAGTGACGGACAGGGACTTCGATGTGGGTGAGCCGGAGGCTGAACGGGAGGTGCTGTATGTGTGAGAAGCCAGAAGCAGAGAAGCAGAGAATCAGCGAATCGGGGAATCCAGAGGCGGAGCCGGGGCCGGCGGAGATCGTGCGCTATCTGGACCCGGTGGGCGTGGTGCGCAAGCTGCACGGGCTGGGTGCGGAGCTGCATGGGCTGAACCCGGACAACGCGATCGAGGCGCTGGAGTATGCAGAGGAGCTGCTGCAGAACGCCCAGAAACTCATTGCCGCCTCGCTGGCTCTATGGGCCAAGGACGTCACTCTCCAGCAGCGATCGATCGAGTGGCAAGCCAGGAGGTCCGGGGGAATGAAAGAGAGTGCCGTGCTTATCCGCGACGGCACGGCCATCTCCCAGTCGCGGTTTGCCCGTCACATCCGGCACGTGTTGGGTGGCTCGGAGCTATACCGAGCCGATGTGTATGAGACGGACGTCGTCTTGCTGCTGTACATGAGCGGTAGCGGACGCTCGGAATCCGCCTCCGAGATCGGGGGCGAACGGTACTGGGACAACTGGGACGACGCTGAGAAGGCCCTGGACCTGCCAGAGGGCGCGCTCAGCAAGGCATTCTTCGGGTAGTGGAGGTGCACGATGGCGACGATAGCGATTAGCGCGGGGACGCCGGGGCGGCGGTCGGGACGATTGCTGGTGCTGGCGCTGCTGGCGATCGTGGGCGTCGTATTCGGATCGCTGGTGGGGCACGTGCCCGGGCGGGACGTGATGCCGCCGGAGGAGGTGATGCTGCCGGAGCTGACGGAGCACGCGGCGTTGCACGCCGACGCTCAGGCATCACTTGATTGGGTGCGGCACCACGGGGCCTACTGCCGCTACGACTGCCCGGATGGGCGCACGCGCTTCGTGTGCGGGATGGCGGACGGCCGCTGGGCGGTAGTAGTGCTGGGGGGGACGCAGCGGCTGATCACGGCGTTCACGGCGGACCAGGACTATGCCCGGGGCATCATCGACGGCTGCCGCAACCCGTGGCGATTCGTACACCCCTGACGGAGAGGATCTAATGATCGACCCACGCGAACTCTCGTTGACGATGGCGCAGCTGAAGGGCGCGCCGCTGGCGATCCTATGTGTGTTGTTGGGAATCGGGCGCGCCCTGGGCCGCAATGAGTTGGTGCAGATCACGACCTACAGCCCGGGCGCGGTGACGGCGGGGCTGCAGAGATTGGAGTTCCTGGGGCTCGTGGCGCAGTCCACCCGCTATGGCGGATGGCTGCCCACGGCGATCGCGCGGCAGTTGCCGTTCGCGGCGCCCCAGGACGCGCTCGCAGAGGATGATGCAGCGATCGAGGTAGAGGCAACGGAGAGCGACAACGAGGTTCAAAATATGTACCTCGGTAGTAGTAGTTCTCTTTCTGTATCTGATTCTGATTCTGAGAGTCTTTTCCCAGAAACTACTCCTCCAGAGCGCGAGGTGCAAAAAATGAACCTCGCGGACGCGGACGTCGATGCGGACGCTGAAGAGGCTGTGGCGTTGTTGCTGGAGGCAGGCTGTCCCGAGCGCTCCGTACGCGGTAACGGGGCCCGGGACGCGGTCGAGGCAGCTCTGGCGCGGGGATGGTCGGGCGGAGAGGTGCTGGACGCGGTGGACGGGTGGCTGGCGTATGCCGAGACGCCGCAGGGCATGTGGATCCAGCACCCGGGGTTCCTGGCGGGAAAGCGGATCGCGGACGGGATGATGCCGCCGGCCCCGAGCCGCGAGGACGAGTCACGGCGGTATCTGAGAGAAGCGCTCGCAGCAAGGGGGTTGTCATGAGCACACAGATGACATTCGACTGGTTGCCGATCGTGCCGGTGGAGGCCGGGCGGGATCCCGAGGCGGAGTTCAACGAGTTTCACCGGGCGAACCCGCACGTGTACCGGATCTTGCGGCAGATGGCGCTGGACTATAAGCGCGCGGGGAACAGGCGCTGCGGAATCAAAATGCTCTGGGAGGCGCTGCGCTATTCGAGCGGGGTGCAAACGCATGGCGACCCATACAAGCTCAACAACAACTACACGGCCTACTACGCGCGGCTGCTGATGCGCCAAGAGCGCGAACTACGCGGGTTCTTCGAGATCCGCGGACGGAGGGCGGAGTGATGGCGCCCGCGGTGCAGCTCGCGATTGGACGGTGGTATCGATTCCGGACGTCGATGGCCTATCCCCAGCTGATGCGGATGGGGGAGCTGGTGAGCATTCGGCGGGGACGCTGTTGGCTGCGAGGGCCGCAGCAAGGTCCGGTGTATGTGGTCCCGGAGGCGTTTGTGGTCGGGGAATTGAGTCTGGAGGATGTACTATGAGCGAGATCGAGATGATTTCCTCGCGGGCTGAGGCCCGGCGGATCCTGGAGGTGGCGGCGTATGGGGCCGCCATGCCGGTGCCTGCGGGCATGACCGAGCTGGGGGCGGCGAAGCTGCTGCTGGCCGGCGGGACCCTCAAGCCGCTCAGCGGAGAAGCCGCCGTCGCGATCGGGGTGTATCTCGAGCGCTATGAGGAGCTGCTTCGGGCGGCCAGGGCGCTCGGCGAGGCGCGGGAATGTGGGAACCAGGTCGACTTCTGGCGCAGCATTGCCACCATCGAGACATTGGCGCGGGAGGGCGAGAATGAGCGAGATCCGAGAACTGCGTGAGCTGCATCTGGATTCGATCCGCATCGATCCGGCGCTGCAGCCACGGGTGATGGTCGATCAGGGGGTGGTGGCGGAGTATGCCGATGCGATGGAGGCCGGGGACACGTTCCCGGCCATCGTCGTGTTCCACGACGGCACGACCTTCTGGCTTGCGGATGGCTGGCACCGGGTGGAGGCGGCGCGGTCGGTGCGGGACAAGCGCGCGCTCCTGGCGGAGGTGCACGATGGCACGCGACGCGATGCGCTGCTCTACAGCCTGGGGGCGAACGCGGCGCATGGTCTGCGACGCTCGAACGAAGACAAGCGCAAGGCTGTCGAGCGGGTGCTGGCGGATCCGGAGTGGGTGAAGTGGAGCGATCGTGAGATTGCGCGGCTGTGCAGGGTATCGAATACGTTTGTGTCAAGCCTGCGCAAAACGCTATCTGTCAACGTTGACAGACAGCGCGCGTTCGAGCGGGGCGGCACGGTGGCGACGATGAACACGGCCCCGATTGCGGCGGCCGCCGAGGCGCGGGTTGCTGAGTCTATGCGCACAGAGACGTTGCAGGAATCGGGCTCTGTGTGTACAGAACCGGAGGCCCTGTACCGGGATTTGGAGCGGGCGGTATATGATTACTTGGGACCGCCGGATGCGCATGACCAAAATCTGCCAGCACGGATAGCAAAGCTCGACGCCCTGATGGCGGATGAGTTTAGCGAGGCGTTCGACGAGTTCGAGCCGTACATCGGCGGCAAGCCGTACCGCAAGGAAGAGCTCACGCGGTGCTTCACGAACGTGCGACACATGCTGGGCGACAAGCTCCGCCACCGAGAGTATGTGAAAGCGCGCGAGGGGGCCCCCATTCTGACACCGGTGGAACATGAGGAGCCAGAGATGCCGGCACAGCCCGAACCGGAGCCGGAACCCTTGGCATCGCGCGAGCCTTCGGCCTGGGCGCCAGCGCTAACGCCGAAGGCTGAGACGGCTGAGCAATCAGCAACACCCCAGAAGGACGCAACGATCATCGACGTAGCCAGGCGGGTGATCACGCTGGCAGATGAGGTGATCAAGCGCGGGCTGTGGCCGGCGACGTACAAGCCGGCGCTGGACCTTGCCGAAGCGTCTGGCGAGCTGGCCCGCATGGTCTTGGCACACCTGTGTAGCGAGGTAAGCGTTCCTGACGCGCCACAATTCAGCAATGCGATGCGCGTCGTGCAACGGGCACCGATGGAGGCCGGGGGGCCCGTGCAGTGGGGCGACAAGACCGGGACTCTGGTCGGCTGGAAGGCACATAACCTTACAGCAGAGGTAGAGGACCAGGACGGCAAGCGCTATTCGATGCCGGCGTTCATGGTCAAGGCGATCATAGAATCCGAGACGGCATGAGCACGGTGGCGAAGGCGGACGCGATCGCAGCGCTGCGATCTTGCGGTGGCGATGTGAGCCACGTGGGATTACGGCGCGCGGGGGTGCCTGCACGCCAGACGACGGCCGTGGGGCGGATCCTTGATGACCTTGGCTGCACTGTCAAAAGCGGACACGGAAATCTGCGCCAGCTCGTCGTGCCGATCGAGGCGGCCATCGCGGCCATCGCGGCGCTCGATGGCGATGTGATCGAGCTGCCCGATGATGGTGATCGGGAACGCCGCAGGGCGTTCGCCGTGACCCACGATCCACACGAGATTTACTGCCGCGGCGAGGCGATCTCGTTGCCCTATCTGCGTTATCTGGTCGCACAGAGCGTAGTGCCGCATGAGGAGATCGATGGATTGGAGGTACATGATGGAGAGCTGACGTACCGCATCTACAGAGGGCGGCTATATCGCCTCGAGGATGGCGAGATGATCGAGGTGCAGATATAGCTGCTGCTCTAAAAAAAGATACCCCCTGTTCGATCAGGGGGTCTTTTTTTGCGCGCGGTTTCGTTTATGATGGAGGTAGAACCCATGTTCCACTCAGGAGGTAACTATGCGCGTGTATGCTGTCGTCGCGTTGACCCTCGTCCTCGCACTGCTCCCCCTCTCCGTTTCTGCCCAGGACATCGGCCCGCTCCCCCCGCCCACCCTCACCGGCGAATGGATCGCCGGATTGGTGTATGTGCTGCTGATGGTCGCGATCGAGTTCGTGCCGCGGTTCAGCGCGTTCTGGGACGCGTTCCTATACAAACGCGAGACCGTGGCCGGGATCGGGCTACTCACAGCGATGGCGCTGGTGGGCTTGCACTATCTGGGGGCGTTCGATCTGCAGATCGGGCCGTTCGGGTGGCATATCGTGGGCGAGACGATCAACGCGTGGCTGGCGTTCCTGGGCGGGAGCTGGTTGATCTGGTCGATGCTCGAGCGTGCAGGGGCGATCCCGCGCAAGCAGCGTGACTGGATCCCCGAGGATGGCGACGGTGGTCGCGTGATCCTGGGCGGCGAGTAGCGGATGCCTGCAGAGATCTCGACGGCGATCGCCGTCATCAGCGTCGTCATCGCGATCGTGACCGCGGCGACATCGGCCCGCAAGACGCGGGTCGACAACTTGGTGGCGATCATCGACGCGCAGGCCAAACATATCGCCAACCTGGAGGCACAGGTGAGCGACCTGCAGACGCAGCTCGACGTGGCCACCAAACGCATCACAGAGCTGGAGGCGCTGAACCAGCGCTATCGACGCATGCTGATCGCCAACTGCATCAATCCGGATCCGGTGCCCGATGGCCCGTAGAGCCGCCCGGCCCTGCGCTCACCCTGGATGCCCGGCCCTGGTCCACGACCCGGGCCAGCGCTATTGCCAGGAGCATCAAGTGGAGGAGTGGCGCAACCAGAGTCGGCAGCGGCGGGCAGACGGCACGCACGCTGACTACGGCCCACGCTGGCGAGAGATCCGGGCGCGCATCCTGAGAGAGCGTCCGATATGCGAGCGCTGCGGCCGGGCGAGGGCTACGGTCGTGCACCACATCGTGCCCCGCAGCCAGGGCGGATCGGATGATCCGATCAACCTGCAGGCGCTGTGCGGTCTGTGCCACGCACAGGTCGAGGCTCAGGCCGGCAGCCTGTTCGGCGGCCGGGCCCAGGCGCAGGCAAGCGATGACTGAGGACGTCATGGCGAGCCGCCCGTGGGGCGGTAGGGGGGTCAAAATCGCTGCGGGGAATTGTCCGCGGTGGCGCGCGGGTAGTCCAGCGCATGCGACCGAGAAATTGGCGGGTGGGGGGTGGCGGTGAGGGGTAGGAAGCGGAAGCAGACGGCGATGAAGGTGTTGGCCGGGAATCCGGGGAAGCGGGC